AGGATAGGAGCAAGCGCCGTTCCATACCCCATCCCCAATGTGGAGTCCACGAGCTCACACAAGAATGCAGTGACGAACAGAACCGCAGGCATTACACACCCCCGCCGGGCTTCACCTCTCGCTCGATCCGGTCAGCGAGTGCCATCAGCTCCACCCGCAGACAATCACCACACAAGTGCAGGTACGCCTGACCTGCTGCACCAGCTCCCGGCTTGACGACGACGATAGCCGTCGTCAGGAACACCTTCGTTCCGGGCTCCAGGCCCTCGATGCCGTGCACGTGGTTCGCCACGTACTCAATGTCAAAGGTCTTCTCGCATCGTGCGCACGTCTTCACCTCGCCACCCCCATGAGTGCTTCCTGAACGATCGGCGGTAAGGTGCCGGGTACTGTGGCCACGATGCCATCACCGCAGTCGCCAGTCTTGTGGTTCCAGTCGAGCCAGGCGTTCTTGCGTCGCGGGTCAGCATTGTCCCGGCGCGTGTAGAAGTCGAACTTGGCATCCATCACATCGGTCGGCAGTGCATGCCCCAAGTGATAGATGACGCACCCGGGAACGAGGCGTGCAGCGTTCGGCGTCAGCGTGTGAAGCAGGCCACCATTGAAGTCAGCCGGATTGCAGTGCTTCAACCACTGGAAGCTGTTCCGCCACCACGACCATCTGTAGTGCGGGCACACAGACCCGATCCGCTTGCCGTCCCGGATCGGCAGGCCCCAGTGAGCCCCGACACCATGTCGGTCGTGTACCCAGTGGTCCCCGCCGTGCCAGAGGTTCACCCACCGTGGACAACCGAACTTGATGCCAGCGTTTACCCATGCTCTGAGGCCCGTCCAGATCTCGTCGCCGTCCAGCAGCAGTTGATAGTTCCCACCACTGCGGGACGTAGCCCATCGGCGCATGGATACCTTATCTGGCCAGGAGTCTCTGACCTCCAGAGTGATCTTTCCGTCGGGGTCGGGGAAGTCCTGTATCCGCTTGAGCGAACCGTCGTCCAACTTCGGAGCATGCTTCACGGGGCCGAAGGCGATCTTGATCTCATCTACGTAAGGGTACACGCTCTCCAGTGACTGCGGGACGAAGCCCCAGTAGGAGATCATGTGTGCCGTCACGCTCGGGCGGTGTGATGCGAGATGGGGGATGCGCTCGATCTCGGTGGTCATGCTGTCCAGCCCGAACTTCGCCTTCGCTGCGCTGACGTCCGTGTGTTGCTTCGGGAGATGCGCAAGGCGACGGACGGCTGCCTTGAAGGCATCCTCGTCTCCCCACTCCGTGTACTCCAGTATGTCGTCGCCGTATTCCTCTCTGAACACTGGCAGGTCGTAGACGACGCATGGCGTCCCGCTGCATAGTGCTTCCATCGGCACCATACCGTACCCCTCGAACTTGCTGGGTGCGAGCACCATGTGTGCGCCGCGCATGAGGGCGTACTTCTCTATGTCCGGACGGCCACCAAACCTGTGCAGCCTATGGAGACTGTTCTCGCCAGGCTTGATGTTCGGGTGGCCGAACGTCACTAGGTCGAAGGGGATGTCCAGTTCCCAGATGGCATCCATCGCCACGTTCCCACCCTTGTAGGCCGAGCTCCGCGCGCTCCAGACAGCGTAGGGCCTGTCGGGCAGTTCCATCTTCTTGGACTTGGACAGCTCTAGCGCGTACGTGTTCACCTTCGGAGGCAGCACGTAGACCCGCTGCTTAGTGTCCAGCCATTCGCGGAGGTACCTTGCCGACTCGCGGCTGTTCGCGATGAGCGTATCGGCTACTGCGAAGATCTCCTTATGCTGCGTCATGAGTGCCCTGGCATGCTCCGGGACGAAGTGCTCCACCCAGTTCGGCGTCTCGAAGTTCAAGCACACCAATGGCCTGTTATGTTCGTGTGCCCATACTGCAGCCCGTGCGCCAATCGGCGTCTTGCTGTCGGTCATGACGACGTCGATGTCCTTGGGGATACTATCGGTTCCTTCGATAATGATGTGGATGCGTTCGGTGCTGTAGTAGTCGTCGGCCCAGCGTGGGACCGCGTCAGTGATGAGGAAGATCTCCGTGTCCATAGCTGACTCGATGATCGCAGCCTGAAACATGTGCAGGCGCCCGCCAGAGTAACAGCTCGACGTCGCAAGCCACATCCCGATGCGTTTGATTCCTGCCGGAGCTGGAGCGATGTTCCGGAGCTCCACTGTGCCCTCCGGCTCTAGTAGCTGCTTGCGCTTTGCGAGGTCTTGGAAGTGCCTATAGTTCGAGAGCTGCTTCCCATTGTCCTGCTGTGAGATGCCATCGCTGGACATGCGTACCCACGTCAGGCGCTCGTCCACCTTGATGACGCCAGCGCCTGAGGTCGCGGCTTCAAACCGAAGAAAGAGCGCTCCATCACCTGCGGGGAATTCGTTCTCACGCCATCCGCCCACATGGTCATAGAGCTCCTTGCGGTAGGCCCTTGCGCCTGCAACTTCACAGATGTCATCCCGCATCTGGTATGGCCTATACGGTCGCTTGTCCCATATCTGCCAGGTGATGCCTTGTCCGATCTGTCGGTGGTCTTCCTTCGTAAACCAGTCCGGCGTCCAGCTGGGCTGCAGCTGCATGTTCTGTGCGAAGCGGACGCAGTCCCCGTACACAAACGAGAACCCGTCTTCCAATGCATCTCGCATGTACTCGAACGCCTTGGGGCACAGAAGGTCATGATCATCGAGCTCGACAACGAGTGCGTCGTCGGGCACGATAGCCATACCCTCGATGCGTGGGAGGTTGGGGCCACCAGAGCACTTCTCCCTGTGGATCAGCTTCACGTTCAAGTCAGACGCTTTGCAGATCCTAGCGACCGCGCAGTAGCGCCGTGAACCGTCGTCAACTACTACAACGCACTCCGGCTTCTCCTCCTGGAGCTCGATGCTCTGGAGAGTCTTCTCCAGATGTTCGGGTCGGTTGCACGTTGGGATGACCACCCAGATGCGGCCGAGGGGTCGGGTTACACGAAAGCCTCCACCCTTATGGTGGACCTCCTCTGGGTTCATTGACGCCGTCCTGCCACCCATGCCTGCGAGTTGGTCCTTGGGAGGCCAGAGCACTGCCCATCCGTTCCGGATGAGTTGGGCAGCGCGACCAGGATCTACGTCCTTCGGCACAATAAGGATCGTACCGGAAGGCCTCAAGTCGTGTCGCGCCTTGACGGTCTTGGTGAGCTTGATCCGCTGCATGGTTCTCTCCTCGCAAGAGTGGGTAGCCGGGGGCGTACTGCCCCCGGCTCCCGGTTACGCTCGGGCCTAGCTGATGCCCGAGATGCTCGTCCCACGTGCGAAGCCGTCCACGAGCGCGACGTCACCGTCCATCCGCGCACGCATGAGGACCGCCGTCACCCGCTGCCGGTGGTTGATACCGGCGTTGTCCGTGGTGAGCTCGACACGCATCCTGTCGAACAGGTAGTAGAGCGACAGGTCCCCGAGCCACAGGTCCGTCAGGGGGAAGTCGTCCTGGCGGCTGAGCGGGTAGCCCATGATGGTATCGGGCGCGCTCGAACCGCTGCCTCCGGTCACGAACAGCGGCCGGTTCTGTGAGTCCACGATCCCGCGCATGGTGTCGATGACCTTGGTGGCTCCGATCCAACGCGCGTTCCTGCGGTACCTCGCTGGCAGCTGCTTCTCGATCTCCACGAGAGCGGAGAACGACAGCGAGGCGCTGATCGCCACGCTCTGCGTGATCGAAGCCGAGGAGATACCCGTGGGCTGGTTGCTGCCGTTGCCGATGGCAACGACCTTGTCCTGCTCCTCCAACATCGCGTTGGTGAACTGTCTCGACACGTCGGAAATGACCGCGATCGGAGAGTCCGCGATGAGGTCGTTGGACACCTTCGTGAAGAGGAAGGCGTCCCGGATGTTGAACGCGACCTGGCCGTAAGCCGGGTCTGAGTCGGTGGGGTCCTCTGCCTCTGCCGTGCCCCACGTCACAGTGACGGCCGCGCCCTCTGCAGGCACGGTCCCCGTGTCACGCTGGACAGTCTTGCGTGCCACGTAAGGGATCAGCTCCGAGATGTCCGGAGCCTTGGCGATCATCTCGGCGAGGAACTCCACCGGGACGAGGTCGGTCCCTTCTGCGGATTCCGTGAGCGCCTTCTGGGCGACCTCACGCAGCTCCGGATTGTCCGCGTGCATCCACGAGTGCTTGACCAGCGCCAGCGCCTTCGCCGCGTGGGCGACCGCGTTGAGGGGGTCCCTCTCGCGGAGGAGCGAGTGCGTGAACCACGCACCGAGCAGCTGCTTGGGACCGAGCTGCTCCAGATCCAACTTCTCCCTTCCGAAGACCATCTTCGTCTCCGGCCTGTCGTTGAGCGTCGCTGCCGCTCTGGCGATCTCATCGGGCATGCTCCCGACGAGCTGAGTTCTGAACTCGGCCAGAAGGGCTTCGACCGCTTCCTTGGTCAGTCCCTCCATGCTGGTGCTCCCTTCCTCTCCTCGCTAAGTTGTCGAGCTCGCCGCCTGCGACTTTCAGCTTTCGCCTGCGCCTTTCAGCGTGCGCTCGGGTACGTCAGTGCTACGGTATGTCGACCGCGCGTCCCATTTCCGCACGGATCGTAGTTGCTGTGGTCTCTTTGATTGCGGCGCTGATGTCCACCAACCCTGCCTTCAACATGGCAAGGGCGTCGTCGCGGGTGAAGGCTGCCTCGGCTGGCTCCTCTGGAGCTGCCGGGGCTGCTGGGGCCACAGGTGCCACAGGGGGGTCCATAGGGGCTTCTGGGGCCGTTCGGCCCGCAGGGGCCGACTGTGCCCCTGTAGCGGGGCCGCTAGGCTCCTCATCCGTGCCCCCTTCTGCAGGGGCTGCAGAGGCTGCCGAGGCCTCGGGGTCCAGCTTGGCCTTGATGGTAAGGATGCGCTCCAGCACCGCAACCGTTGCCTCGGACTCCGCGCGCAGCGCCACCATGGCGTCTGTCAGCCCGTACACGCGCTCGATGACCGTGTCGTCCGTCAACAGTGTGGTCTCTGGATCGTCGCCGTCCCCGCCCTCCTGGCCAGGCCCTGGCCGCTCTGCGCGCCGCATGGTGCCACCGCACTTCGCGCACTTGAGATCCTTGCAGTGCTTCTTGGACTTCACCTTGTACCCGCACTTGATGCACTCGCAGTCGTACTCCGTCACTGCGTTGCCCTCGGCGTCGACCTCACCTTCGCCTTCGCCTTCCTCAACGACAGGGTCGGGCTCTACCGGCTCGTCCTGTATGGGTGCTGGAGTGCTATCGGCTGGGACTGCTGGGGGCTCTTCCTCAACCTCACGGAACGCACGCATCGCTGTGATGACATCGGCCTCGGTTCCGCTGGTCAGCATGTCCATATCGCACCGGCTGAGCGCTGCCGGGTTCGCAGGCACGGGCACCGCACTGACCTCCAGGAGCTCCCACTTCTTGACGTCGACCCCACCGCCGAAGATGTCGTTGGCATCGCTGTCCTCGTCGTCGATCGGCTCCCACTTCTCCGGGATGAAGCCAACCGAGAACGCCTTCATGAAGCCACCCTCATAGAGGAGCTTCAACTCCTGGCCGAGTGCCGTCGGGGCGAACTCCACGAGCCCGGTGATCTCGCCGATCCCGTCCTTGTCGCGCTTGCCCTTCTTGACGTTGGTCACTCTCCCTACGGCTGGGAGGGTGTGCATGTGTGCGAAGAGCAGGACGGGGTTCTTCTTGAAGGCTGCCAGCCCTGCACCGGACGAGCGGAGGATGTCCTTGTGCCTGTCGCGGTCCTCGGTGCTGAGTGCGATCTCCAGCTTCCCGTCTTCCCTGGCCTTCGCCTTTGAGACAAGGCCCATCTTCACCATGTCCGGTCCTGAGTGCTCGGCGCTCGCCGACTCATTCAGGTACCGAGCGACGATCTCACGTCGCTGCTCAACACTCTTATCCATCGGCTTGCTCCTCCTACCCACGACCCTATCTCCTCGCAGGGAGCGACCTCAAGGCTTCAGCCCCCCGAGCTTATCCCACGACGCCAGTACGGCCTTGCCCTGCTGACGGAACATCAGCTGCAGCTTCTTCAGGAACGCCTTCTCACCAACTGTCTGGATCTGATTCACCTTGTGGAAGTACGCCCTCCGAATAGTCTGGTCGGTACCCTTCCCGGTTGTGTTCCCGACAGCCCTGCACGCGCAGTTCACCGTCTCCTTCGCAGGACCACTCAGGTCACGAGGGAACATCAGGAGCGTGTCGCCGACCTTGAACTTGCTGTCGTTCGGAACGATCTGACCATCCGCCTTGATGTGAGTGTCGCGGGAGTTCAGGAAGGAGGTGATCCACTCCTTGTACTTGACGCCGAAGGCCCGTCGCGAGTCCTGCGCGGCTGTATCGATCGCGTTCCCTGCTTCGGTCCGTGCGATGCGCTCGGCTCGGATCTCGCTTACATTGTAGACGTTCTGGATACGTACTCGCATCTGCTTGAAGGTCTCGCCGTTCTCTAGGCCCTTGGCGATGGCATCTCCGAGCTGGGCGCGCGTACTGTCGAGGAGGAAGTCGAAGTACTTGAAGTCCTTGCCTCGCATGTACTCGGCGATGTTGGCGTCGAAGTACGCGGGGATGTCTTGGACGCCCACTGCTGCGAGCTCCAGGTCCCATCCGTTCTTGAAGATCTTCTTGTAGTATGCTTCGGAGCCCGCGGCGAACCGCTCGGCCTCTTCGTTCCAGGCCACGGCCCCACCCACCCAGTCGTCGGGAGGGAAGAAGGGGTTCTCGCCGTCGCCAGCGTCGCCAGGCTCGCCCTGCTTCTGCGTCTGTGGTGCTGGAGCTGGGAGGGCCTTCTTAGCATCACCCTTCTTCTTCTTCTTGTCGTCGTCGTCCTTGGGCTGCGACCCGTCGCCAACCGGCAGCATACTCTGGTTGATGTAGAGCTTGTCCGCCCCGCCTTCAGCACGTGGCTCGAAGCCCAGCACGGCGCGCCCCTCGTTCGGCGTGATGAGACTGCCCTTGACGCTATCAGCCATGCGCTTCGTCTCAGCGTCCATGTCCTTCGGGACGACACTGTCAAACTCACAGACGAGCCGGGGGTCAAACTTCTTGCAGACGCCCCACGTCAATAGGTCTGCCCACTGCGTCAGCAGCGGCGTTACTGTCCACGTGGCGAACGCCCATTGCAACGCCTCGGCACTGGCACGATTTACGTCCTTGCTCAGCCCGAGGATTGCAGCGGAGGTCATGTAGATGGCGAGGATCTCATCACGGTTCATCTCGTTCGATACGAGGAAGTTCATCTCCCTCGGCGACAGGCTCCACGGCAGCGCCGTCAGCCCGTCTTCCAGGAGGAGGGACTTCCCTGCACGATCGGACGCCTTGTAGCCCGCGTCCAGTCGCGTCTTGAGCCGCTTGATCTGGTCTTCCTTGAGGGGCTTGTTTGCCTGGATGATGAGCCCCGGATGCAGCCCCTGCTGGAAGGCCATGTCCTGCGCCTTGTGGATCGACCGATGGATGTTCACTGCTTCGGTCGCTGCCTGCAGCGGGCTCACCCCGTAGAACTGCGACTGCGGGTCGGGGTATAGGCCGTGCACAACCTCACCCATCTCGTACTTGGCCTCGTCAGCACTGTTGGGATCCACGACGTACGTCAGGTTGCCTTCCCGGCTGGCGTGAATAGCCACGGCTGAAGGGTCAAGGGTCCACAATGCTGTGGGGCGTAGCAGCGTGTTCTGATCCATGAGCATGTAGCAGTCGCCCGTTAGGTCCAGGTAGGCTTGGTTCTTGTACAGAAACTGGTACCATGTCTGGTGAAGGTTCGGACGCTGCAAGAGCTTTACCAGCTTACCGGCGCCGGACTCTCGCTCGGTGATCTCCTTACGCTCGCCGTTCGGCATCTCGATGTAGATGCGTAGCTTGGCCTGCGCAACGGCGGTCGCACGGGCGTTGATGGCTGCGTAGATCCAATGCTTGAAGTGCTTCATCTGCTCGGCGGGGTCCTGGTCTTCACTGAGTCTTCCGGTCTCTATTGACCCACCAAAGGTCCCGACGAGCGCCGATCCGAAAGCGTCATTGCCGACCGCCTTCTCTACAGCAGGCACCCGTGGACTGGCGATGGCTGCGAGGCGCTTGGTTAGGTCCGTGAAGAAGCCCATGCTACTCCTCCGCCACAATGCGCTGCAGCAAACCTGCAGGGGCAGCGCCTAGAACGCTGCCCCCGAAGACTGGAGCGGCTTCGGGACCACCCTCGGTGACCCTTCCCACCTGCTCATCTATGCCCCCACCCAAGGCCCGTCGGCTGGTTGGATGAGGAGCACTTCCCGGTCGCTCAAGCTCCCGGGGGCCCGCCGCCTCGGGGCAAGCTGGGGATGGCTGCTCCATATCGATGTCATCCCACAGCACGCGACCACGGCACCGCTTCTTGTCCGCCTCACGACGGCGGTCTTTCATCCGGATCTCCGGAGGGGCCATGGGGCTGCGCGCCTTGGGCTTCTTGTGCTTGCGCTTCATCGTCCGGCCTTCTCCTAGAGGAATGTAATGTTCGGACTCCACGGGCTGTCCGCCTCTTCCTTCGTCGCTACGACCAGGCTGTCCACCTCGTCATCGTGCCTGCCACTGGGGAAGGCGCGGAACTCATTGATCCATGCCTTATTCCAACCCGCCCTGCGGATATGCACGCGTCCTGCCTCGAAGATCGGCTCAAGGTAGGCTGCCCGTGCGCCCTTGTCGCTGGCGCCACAAAGGAACTTGCGCACGATGGCAAAGCCCTCCAGGCGTGCGCGCAGGTCGGTGTAGGCGTCCTTGTATCCCGCAACGCTCTCCACATGCACCGTAACATCCATGCCATCGAACTTGGCTGTCTCCAGCTCCTTGCGCATACGCTCAGGCGCTTCCCACTGCCCGCGGACCACGTCGTCCACATAGATGTGCCCGTCCTTGAAGGCTGCCCGTGTGCCAACGGTGTAGTCGGGGTCGTCCTTCTCCCGCTCCTTCTTCGTAGAGGACAGGTCCCAACCTCTGTGCCAGTCGAGGTCCTTGGGCATGTCGTCATCGATGGACACCTGGTCTACGCGGAAGCGGTTTCCCATGCGCTGCGATGGCTCCTGCAGACCCATCGAGCTCCAGGCGTAGCTGCCATAGAACGCGCGCGCCGCCTTGTACCATGCGTCGTTGAACCGCTCAGGGAACAGCCACGTGCCGTTGTCAGCTTGTGCTGGAAACTTCAACAGCTCGAACACAGGGAAGTCCGGGTCGTACTTGTTGCTCTCCGGATCGTTCCGGTCCAGGATGCGCCCGACAAGATCGTCCACATGCCAACGGTTGGCCACTATTACGACGGCATGCGCTGGTGCCAGACGCGTCATGATATCATTCTGGAAGGAGTGCCAGACCTTGTCGCGCATCAACTCGCTCTCGGCGTCCTCCCTCCGCTTCAGGTAGTCGTCGATAATGATGAGGTGGCCACCACGCCCCGTGATAGTTCCGCCTGTCATGCCTGCGCTATACATCACGCCACGATGCCCCATGATCCGCCAGCGGTCAATGCTCATCCGGTCACGTGCTATGCTGAGCCCGAACAGTGGGCCGACCTTATCCCGGAAGACTGCGCGTGCATCGTAGGCCATGTCCGTGGCAAGCTGGTAGTTGTAGCTGGCAAGAATGACCTCGTGGTCAGGGTTGCGCCCCATGTGCCAGACGGAATATCGACGAGAGACGAGATCGCTCTTGCCATGCCGCGG